CTCCCCCACGGAGGGAGCCCACCAATCACGTGAACGCCCTGCCCGACGTGTTAACCAGTTAAGCCAATCCGTCTGGATTTCGCCGGTTTGCACGCGACAACGGGCGCCTTGGGTATCAACTTCACAGACGACACCGGTGCGGATAAGGTTGCGCATTAGGCGCTGAAGGTCAGAGATTTTAGATAGCGTATTCATGGTAAGAAGGATGCCGCCTTGTGCATTCGGCGGCAATTCAGCGGCGTCGTGTGATGGCGTAAACAACGAACAGTGTGGTTGCCGCGAATAAAACGTGAGCTAGTCAACCCAGCGGCTGACTAATTCTCCGTTAATATACAGTTCTGTTGGTCTGTCTACCGGCTGTGGGGGGAGGGGTTCTGGCAGCGTGGTTACTTGCAAAGTGCCATCCGCGCATTTCACCAATGTACGTTCCGTGAGATGCAGGCCGATGCTGATATTTTGGCCGACATCGACATCGCTATCGCCATCGATTCGGAAGGTGAAGCCGTTTTGTTTATCTTCGTTGAGTACCATAATGTCTGGCTGATTTTCTCGTAACCAAAGGTTGATTGGTGCGAGTAGCTGCTCGATGTCATCGGAATAATTAGTAATCTTCAAATTCAGCTGGTACTGCTGCTCAAAAGAAAGTGATGTTGCAAGCGTCGATATCACGCTGCCGCTATCAATCGACATTTGCAACATTTTGGGATTGCTCGTTAGCGCGGGCACGGCTTTTTCCAATGCGCTACGTAGGCTCTTAGGTTTTAACATCGAGTATCTCCTGACATTGTTTAACTGTTTCAATCTGCAGCGCGCAGCTGATCAGCGCTTGCTCCAGTTGGCGATTATCGTCACTCAAATCACCGTTCGTTTTGGGCTGACTCTGTGGAATGGGGCAACTGACTACTTTCGGACAACCACTGTAGATAATCGGTGGGGGTATCGAAGGCGGGGCGGGTGTGCAACCGGGCAATATCATCAGGCAGAGGAGACTGAAACCAACCTCGGAGATCTGCGTTTTCATTGAGTAACCTTTTCATTTTCAAATCATTGCGATTGACTAGCTGCTGTGCCCGGTCTCGCTGTTGACGTAAAGCGGCCTGCGCACGCTCGTTGCGAGCCGTGTTTTCTCGTAAGGTGGCGAGCTGATGAGCGACAGTATCGAGGCTGTTTTTTTGTTCACTGATGATCTTCTGAGCACTTTCAAGACGATGTATAAGAGCCTTATTTTCAAAGTTCATCCAAAACAAACCTGCAATGGTGAGGGTTAACAGAATAGTTAACGTTTTCATGTCACCCCCTCCATGCAGCGAGTGAGCTCAGCGTTACGGCGGTTATTCACGCCTTTATTCCAGGTACCGTTGACAAATGACCAACGCGGCAGCTGCTGACAGGCTTCGCGCCACTGTTGGCGATTAATCAATCTGGCTAACGTCGAACCACAGGCAGCGCCTGTACCGACGTTAAAGGCAAAGCTAACGACGGCGTCATACACCGGTTGAGGCATCGCCACCGGCATACAGTCTGCGAGTTTGTTCTCTACTTGCAGCACGTCGCTGACTAAATTCACGGCTGAGGTGTGCTCGTTGATGGTTTTTTCCGGTTTCACTCCGGCTGTGTGGCCGATCCCTGATGTCCATACTCCGGCGCTGCATTGATAAGGCGCCAACCGGCAGCCTTCTAAGTTGGCGATCAAAGCGAGTCCCTGTGGCGAGGTTTTCAGCTGTGGGTAGTTGGGAAGCGTGGCTGCAAGCGCTAGCACCGCGGCAACGCTACAACGTTTAACGGTTGAGCTCATCGAAAGTCCTCTTATCGAGGGTGACACGTTCCAATAGTCGGTAGCTTTTACGTCGGTAGTACCAATTAACCAAGAAGGTTCCAACGCCGACGGCGGCACCGATTAAAAACGCGATATCTTGCGGTGTTAACGCACCGAGAAACATGCATATTGCTGAAACGCAGTAGGCGACAAATGAGCTGATGCGCTCGACACTCAGTCCCATAGATTAAGAAATTCCTTTTGCGATTCAGCGTTCACAACGGGGAGTTCGACGGCTGTACCGTGGGGGAGCAGGGTTCCGATATCCGCAAGCCCAGAGTTGCTGCCCAGAACCTCTTCAACCACGCCTTCGGTGCGGCCATAATGACGATAGCAAAGCGCATCAAGGGTATCGCCTTGTAAAGCAATAACTTTCATTAGAATCCCTCTGTACGGCAGCGTTGATGTGCCCTTATGAGTCTGACGGACCACTGCGCATCTCGGCACAGATCCGCAATGGCCCGATGCGTATTCGCTGCAACGGGGCTATTCGTTTTGTCGACAATATGTTTGACGAGGTTCGCACTGGCTAATGCGGCAACGGCTCGATGGTAGTGAAAACACTTTTCGCTTTCGCCATCGAGCTGCAGAGCAGGAACACAATCCAGAGAGGGATAACCAGCCGCTATTTGGCGTTGTCGATAGTCGTATAACGTGGCATTGGCTTCCGAGATACCCGTCATTATCGCGTTACGAATGCGGGGGTCGGTGGGGATATGTTTGACATGTGCCGCCTGCATTAACTCGTAGATACGAATAGGGTCAATATCTGGCCAAAAATAAGTATTCCGTATCCACTTCTTACTCGCCTCTTGCTGGGTGGCGGGTGTTGGGTTCCGGTTTTTCAAAATAGTATTCATAACAACCTTAAAATGAAGGCGGGATATTGGCCTAAAAACCAGACCGCGCAGTCATGGCGAATGGTGTTGGTTTTAACGTGAGATTAGTTTCGCTATGCAACAGCGGTGCCGCCACCTATTGCTGTTTAGCAAGCGGCTAAACAACATGAGTAGCTAATAAGACGGTCGTTTGTGCGACCGCCAAGGTGAGTTATGACGAAAGGAGTATGTATGGAGATAACACTGGGGGGCGGTGAACGGCGTTTAAGGCGTTTGTGCAGTCTTGCAGGACTGCACATTAACAGTAGGCAGTAGGCAGTAGGGCGTGAGTCTTCAGATCTTAAACCGAGAGATTTTTATGAATCTTTAGCCTTATAAAAAATCTCTTCATGATCGTTATCTGGCAAACATGCGTCTGCGAGATCAGAGATCATTGATAAGGCCATCTGCAGTTCCTGAACGCTAAGGTCTGCAACGAGAGAAACTTCGGCGATGAATTGTACTCTCGAGAGAGCGAGGTGTGTGCGATCGTTCAGTTCCATTGTTGTCTCCAGTGTATACTGTGTATTTATACAGTTATGTTGGGATTATCTGAGTAATTAGTCAAGCCTGTAATGTATGGATATTTGATTTACCCCATGATTTATAAGACTCTTGCTGAATAATTGTTCGTAACCTCCTCCCTGATATCGCTTTTTCTATAGTGGAACGTCAGATCACCAAAGCTCACTTTTGCCCCACGGGCGAGCACTTCAAGTTCCCAACGTTGAGGATGAATGCCTTTGGCCGTGAGGTCAGCATGAATTTGTGGCAGGCGTTGCCGTTCGGCTTGAGTCAAACGTGCCGAAGGTGCAGGTTCTGGCCGATGCAACTGGTCGTAATTTCGCTGCCTGTGGTTCACTTTTGGCGCTTGTTCCTTCAGTAGCTCTCTAATGAGCACCACGTTACCGATGTCATCCCATGCGATTTCGTCTACAGGCGGCGAACTGATGCGTTTTGAGTCCTGTTTAGGTGCCATATTGGCGGTTTCTTCGGTGGCTGCTTTTCCAGCAAACCCACAGTTATTGACAGGACTCCGAGGCGCGCCAGAGGCGCTTTTTAAGGTCAAAGGCTCAAGGTCAACGGCTTTAGCGACGATGCGCCATTGGGTGTCGCGTGTGGTGTGAATGTGGTTTTCACCGAGATGCGGGGCGAAGATGCCCACGATTTTCTGAACGTCTTCGTCGTATTCGTTAGGTTCATCGGCAACCTTGCGAGCCACGCGCACCGTTTGTAAGTCGCGAGGTACATTGGCACCACCTTGTGCCGCGATATAGGCAGCAAAATCGCCGTCTGATGCGGCAGCGCGCACGGCTTCGACACGTTCATCAAAGCTTTCGGCCAGACTGATATAACGCAGATTTCGGCTACGGCACTCACGGTATGCGCCCATGGTTGGCACCCCAATGGCTTTAAATTGGGGAATGCGCCACGTAGACGCCCATGCTGTAACTGCGGCAGCGGTATCTGACAGCGGTTTACCGGTTTCGCTATCGATCTCACCGTCGAGGGCATAGCCATCGATATTTTTAGCGATGTACTTGGCGATGTAACCCGCCGCGCCGCCTCGGTTGAGGTGCTTACACTCGAAGCGGTTTTCCTGTGCGCCGCGCTCGTCACCGTCTTCCATCAGCGCGTAGCGCTTCATAATGGCAATGATTGAAGGGCGGTGTTTCGGTTCGCAAAATAGCATCATGTGCCAGTGAGGCGTGGCGTCGTGGTGTGGCTCGACCACGCGCATTCCGTAGACCTTTAGATTTTGGTCTTTGAACGCGGTGCGCATTTTGCTCCAGATATTGACCAAATAGCGCTGGCCGTCTTTAGGCGAGAACGCAGCGTCATCCCATTTGTGATTGAGTTGCACGCGGATGTTGTCTTTCTTACCCGTTTTACGCATCGGGTGGTATTTCGAGGGCGTGGTGATAGTCAGGAACATGCCGACGTGTTTCATGCTGGCCGCGTATTTCTCGATCCCCGCGATGGTGCTCATGAGTTCCATACGACGGATTTCAGGATTCGAGATACTGGCCATCACCTTATCGATCAGGGAAAAACGCTCACCGGTGTCAACGTTCTCGAGCTCGCGGGATTTCAGGTATTCCATATTCGCCAAGCGGCGCGCCTGCACGTCACGGATCGCCTGTTTGCTGGCATAGCCGGATTTATTGCAATGTACTTCACCGGCGGCAATCAACAATGCCTCACGCCACTGCGTGCGCTGGGCTTTGAGCTGGCTAATCCACCATTCATCATTTAGCAGACGCGCGATGCTAGAGAACGCTGAGCGGATATCCAGCGTGCCTTTGTGGTATTTCGTCCAGTTCAGCGGGGTGATGTTGAAAGCGCGAGCTGCGCCAGCGACATGGCCGTAAATCTCGGCTTGTGCTTCGTCGGTGAAAAGTTCTTGTTGAGAGCTGTGCAGCAAAAACGCATCGCTAAGTTCTTCGTAAGCGGAAAAGAGCTGTCCCGCGATGCGACCGGCTAGGCGCTCAAGTTCACGATCGTTCATGCCGGGTAAACGACGATAAATGTCGCCTTCTGACATAAAGCGCTGTGAGGCGTTGAGGTTCATGGCGAACTTGCGGTTAACGATATCAAGACGCGGCCAGATGCGAGGCTCAACGGTGAACACCAAAAACTTATTCGCTGCGTGCAGGCTTTTGTTCTTCAGTAGCCACGCATGGCGGTTTAGTAGAATGGCGCTCAGAAAACGCGGTAGGGAATCGATACGACGCAAAACAGCTTGCCCTTGCTGGTATTCGGCAAGGGTAAGCTGTCTTTCTCGGCCTATGGCTTTTTTAGGCGCGTTCCATGGGTAAAGGCCGACGAAGGCGTCGGCTTGGGTTCCGGTAAACGGTGGCGGCGGCGAGGGGGCGATGCGCCCCCGATGAGGTTGGCTCATGCGCGAAAATGCTTGCGAGTGAGTTCGCGGATCTGCTGGCAGTGAATGCAGCACTGCACTCCGGCGATAGCCATGCGGCGCGCTTCAGGGATTGGGGCGTCGCAGTCTTCGCAAGTATCAGCCGAAACAGAATGATGAGACTGTCTCGCCGCGGCAATTTGTCTTTCAAGTTGGTGCTGTTGCAATTCTTGGGCGCGATCGATGATGTCAGCCATGATGATTCCTTAAATTTTGAGCGCACGAAACCCGGCGGGTTAATACGCCATAAATTGAAAATGGGTTATTTAGTTGAAATAGGTTTCAGGTTTGACCGAGGTCAGAATGTCCGGCACATCGGCGAACATATTGAGCAATTCGCGGATCGCTTTAAGCACGTTGTCGCGCCAAGCGCAGGTCTCATCCTCGATGCGCCAAACAGGTTGATTGAATTCGGCCTGTGTTAATCCAGCATGAAGAAATAACGTTTTGCGCACGCTAATCGGCAAGCGCTGAACATAGGCGGCGTTGCTGATGGCATGTTTGCGGTATTTGGTAAAATGGCAGCGCAGTTCGTCCAGCGCATTAATTACACGCTCGCGCTCGAAGTCATTCAGTTCAGACAAGCGCATTAGTGAGTGGTGTTTTTTCAGACCGGCATGAAAGCACACTGTCGAACGATAGCGTTCTGGCATGGCGTCATAAAACTGACAGCTTTCTTCCCAGCGCGAACCGGCAAAGTGTTTGCCGATAAGTGAACGCAGGCGGATCGGTATGGTGTGTACGTGTTCAGAACTCAATGCTAGGCGTAGGGTCATCATGCTGCCTCCATCAGAATTAGAATATTTCATTGTTGTCCATGTTATTCAAAAAGTGGCAGATGCCTAATACTTTGCCAATAAAAATTCACAAATATGAATTTAATGATTAACCAACGTACTTAGCTCAGCTTCTTTCAGTAATGCCAGCATGTTGATTAAAACGCGTTCAGCTTTACCATTTTTAGGGCGAATAGGCAGTTTCCCTAGATGGATCCAGTTATAGCAGGTACCAATCGGTAACCCGGTCAATCGAGAAAATTCCTCAACGGTGACAAATGGAGTCGTTAGAGATATTGAAAGTGGCATTTGCATAAGGCATTCTGTCCTATGGATTAAGTAATGTTGTAGATAGTTTTTAAGTTCACATTTACCATTTAATCTATCTTCATCATTTCATATTGTCAATTTTTAGTTAGGGTTTTGAGAAATGAAATTTCAAGGTGGCGAAAGCGCGGTTCAGCGCCTAATGCAGGCTTATGGCTTCACGATGAAGAAGCAGTTAGGTGATCATCTAGGCGCGGGGACTGGGACGATTAGCACTTGGGTTAAAAGAGATTATTTCCCAGGTGAGGCGATTGTGAAATGTGCGTTAGAGACAGGAGCCTCTTTGGAGTGGCTTGCTACTGGAGAAAATGGATATGATGCTAAATCAATTTTACCGGGTAAAAAAAATATCCTAAGTGTTCCGAAAAAAATCCTAAAGAAGGGGATACTCGAAGACTGTGGTACTTATTTCCTTGATCTAGATTCGATAGACCGCACGGTTGTCGATCCCATTTATATTGTAAAAGATGAAATATCTTGGTTGTTTGATAAAAAAATTGAGCAAGTTATTGATGGGACATGGCTGCTTAAAAAAGGTGACGTCGTCGAAGTTTCAGACGTGAAAATTTTACCGCGTGATGAGCTTCTGATTAAAGATATCGTCTGGCCAAAAGATGACATCGATATCCTCGGTATGCTTATTTTTACACAGATTAATGAAACCTAAATATTGATTACTGTTTTTATATACAGTAAAAACTCTTTATGACTACGTGATGGAGTAAAGAGTGACTGTACGTAAATCTTCAAATGGCAAATGGATTTGTGAAACTTACCCTGAAGGCCGACAAGGTAAGCGGATTAGAAAGCAGTTTGCTACCAAAGGCGAGGCGCTCTCGTATGAGCGACAGCTTAAGCTGTATTCTATCAGCGTTGATACATCAGATGCAGAGAACAGCGGCCAGACACTATCAACGTTAGCTCAGCGATGGTACGACATGCATGGTCGTTCTTTAGCTGATGGTGAGGCGCGTTTACGCAAGTTAGAGCAGCTATGCGGAAGTCTTGGTGATCCGATTGCTAGTATGTTTACCAAGTCTGACTTTGCAGAGTATCGTAAACAGCGCTTAAGCGGTAAGTTTGGCCGATTTACCAAACCGGTAAAAGAGTCGACGATTAACCGTGAACATTCGTATCTCAATGCGGTATTTAATGAGCTCAAGAGGCTAGGTGAATGGCAGGGGGATAATCCGCTTGATGGCGTTCGCCAGTTTAAAGAGAGTGAAAACGAGTTAGCTTTTCTTTACCAGGATGATATTGAGCACCTGCTAGGTATTTGCGATCAGTCTGCGAATGCTGACCTGGGTAATGTGGTTCGGATTTGTTTGGCTACCGGTTCACGTTGGAGTGAGGCCGAAGGGCTGAAGCAATCACAAGTTGTTCCGTACCGTATTACGTATATCAATACTAAGGGAAAACGGAACCGCACAATTCCAATATCTGAGTCGCTTTATAACCGACTGCCGAAGAAACGTGGGGCACTGTTTTCTTCATCCTATGACGCATTTCGTCGCGCTTTAAAGCAAGCAGATATCGAGTTACCTGAGGGGCAGTTAACCCACGTATTACGACATACCTTCGCAAGTCATTTTATGATGAATGGCGGTAATATCTTGGTGCTAAAAGAGATACTGGGGCATACCTCAATACAGATGACAATGCGGTATGCGCACTTTGCACCGGATCACCTTGATGCAGCAGTGCAGTTGAATCCGTATGACAAATTAGGTCAGCAATGA